TTTGACGACTACGAGGTCTTCGTCCGATTCATTGTTGGCGGGACCATTGGGGTAGCTGGCATCACCTTCCAGTTTTCTCTCGATGGCGGCCGCACCATGAGCCCAGTAATCGCTCTGGGGACGGCCGTTTTCTACGTGATCGCTGAGGCCAACGTGCGGCTAAACTTTGGCGCCGGGACCATGGTCGCTGGTGACACTGCGAGCACAAGAGCGAGCGCGCAGCAATGGGACAACGCGGAGCTTGCGACCGCGCTGGACGCTGTGATCAATGGTTCAAACCGCTTCGATCTGCTACTGGTCGAGGGGCCGATGACGGCGACGGATGTCGCTACATGCAGCACGCGGCGCACCAATGCGGAGAACATCGGCAAGGAAATCTCGTTCCTTGGAGGGTTCCGTTTGCCGACTATCGGCGAGACATCGGCGGCCTACCTCACGGCATTCAGGGCAGCCTTCGACGCTACCTCGTTTGACGGGATCGCCATGACCGCTGGCGGGTCAGAGCTGCAGAGTTCGATCTCACAGCGTCGACTGCTGCGGCGTCCAGCGATGGATCTTGCAGCGTGCGCGGTCGCGGTCAGGGCGGGTCAAGACCTGTCTGAAGTTGGCGAGCGCGCCGTATCGCCGCGACCCCCGACGGTACGGATCAAAGACGACGCGAACAACCCCAAGCACCACGACGAGGTCTTGACGCCAGGGCTGGATGACGCGCGGGCGACTACCTATCGCAGCTGGTTTGGACGCCAGGGCGTCTACTTCAACAACGTCAATTTGCTGTCTGCGGCTGGCTCGGACTTCAAGTATTTGCAGCACCGCCGCGTGATGAACATCGCGCGCCGTGTTGTGCGCCGGGAGCTAGAAGAGTTCTCGAGCGCCGATCTGTTGGTCAATCCTGACACTGGCAGGATCCTCGAGGAAGAGGCGAGCGCGATCGACAGCATAGTCAACGCGGCGTTGTACGACGCGCTGATCGCGGAGCGCAACGCCAGCGACGCGCAATTCCAGCTGTCGCGCGTCGACAACATTCTGTCGACGTTTACGCTGCGCGGTGCGCTGAAGATCACTCCACTAGCCTACGCAAAGCAGATCGTCGCCGAGGCGGGCTACTACAATCCGGCGCTGAAGGCCGTCTTCCAGGAGCTGTGAAATGTCCTCGCAAAACGTCGTCAGAATCAATGGGAAGGCGTTCGACGCGTCCAGCACGATTATCAGAATCGCCAACTTCCGGCTCGTCTGGGCGAAGTCGCTCAAGTACGGACAGAAGAGAACTCGCGGGAAGGTCGTGGGCTTCAATCGATCGCAGGCGCCGATCGGTTATACCAGCGGTACATACGAGGCTGAGGACTGCACCATTTCGGTCTATAGGCACGTAGCGGCCGAGCTGCGCGAGTTTCTCGCGAAGAGAGCCAAGAGCCCCTCCTATGGCGACGCGCGATTCCCGATCATCGTGCAGTATGCCGAGCTGGGACTGAAGGAAGTGAAGGACGAGATGCTCGGCTGCTCGCTGGTCGGAGATGGCGGCGGATCCGAGGCCGGCACCGGTGACGCTTCGATCGAAGATGTGGTGTTCCAGGTCACGAGAATGCGACGGAACGGCCGTACGCTACACGCGTTTGACCCGCTGTTCGGGGTCATCTGAGGGACGCAAACGAAGGAGGAAACGTGGAACCGAAGACGGAGCTGTCGCTCGAGGAGCAGGTCGAAGAGGCTGAGAAACGCGTGGCCGAGGCTTCGCGTCGCCGCGAGGACAGGCAGAGAAAGGACCGGCTCGAGCGCGCGCTGAAGCGGGCCGAGTTCACCGAGATCGTCGACCGGCTGGAAGAAGAGCATGGGTGCGAAGGCAAGGGCCTGGCGAAGTACGTCACCAACAGCGGCAAGCTGATCGTGGTGACTGCGGGTCAGCCAACCAAGCTGAAGAAATTCCGTGAGACCAAGGGCACTGGGCACGACGTAGAGCTTTTCGTGAAGCCCCATGTGGTCTATCCGACTGCGGAGGAATACGACGAGATCGTACACGAGGAGCCTGCCATCCGTGACCCGCTCGGCTCACTGATCGTGCGTCTCTATGGTGTCCAGCGGGAGGAAGACGAGGGAAAATAGCCAGCCTCCTCGCCGAGGCAGAAGACAGCGACGGCGTGGCTGGCAGCTGCATCTACGCCGTGCTGAAAACGGACGGGGAAGGCGAAGACTACATCCCGTCAATGGTCGGAGCAATTTTGATTGGTGGCGTGATCCGTCACCTCCTGAGGATGCCGGTGATCAAGAGTGGCTAAAGAGACCGCCCGATTCGCAGTGGAGCTGGACGTCACTGACGTCGAGGATGGGGCCGCCAGCGCGGCTGCAGCCCTCGCGAAGCTGCGTGCGAAGATCGAGGACGAGACCAAGGCGCTCCGCGACATGCAGGCCGCCATGGGCCGGCTGAAGGGATCCAGCAACGAAGTGATCGCTGCGAAGAAGGACCTCCAGACCAAGATCACAGCCAGCAAGGAATCGATCGCGCAGGCGCAGGCAAGCTACCTAAAGGGCGGCGGCGCGCTGGACCAAATCGGGAAGAAGTCCCTCGACGCGGCGAAGGGGGCGAAGGCCAACGCGGGCGCCCAGGTGGAGCTCGGCAAGGCCACGGGAGCGGCAGGCGCGCAGAGCGCCGCGGCCGCCGGGAGCGCTGGCAGGCTGGCAGGTGCGCTGGGCAGGATCGGTCCGATAGCTGCTGCGATTGCGGCAGTGCTGATCCTCACCGTCGGTCTGATCGTGGCAGCGGTGAAGATGGCCGACTTGGCGAGATCTGCCCGCCTCGCGAATGAGGCGATGGCAGGCAGCGCCGAGGGCGGGGCCAAGCTCGGCGGCCGGATCGACAAGCTGTCGAAGTCGCTACCCATGACCAAAGCGGCGCTGACCGACATCGCGAAAGCGCTGACCGACAAAGGCTTACAGGGTGCCTCGCTCGAGTACGCGCTCTCCGCTGTTGCGCGCACCACAGCGGTGCTCGGCGCGACCGCCGGCGGGAAAATCCAGGCGGTGGCGGAGGAGGCCAAGAGGCTGAAAAGGTTCACGGCGCAGGCGCTCGATTTCACCGGCACCGGCATCACTATTGACGACGTCGCAGCGTCACTTGCGAAGCGCACCAAGACGACATTGGCGAACGCGAAGGCGTCGATCAAGGCTGGCGCCGTCGACCTCGCCTCAGGACTCGAGGCCCTCGACAACGCGACCAAGACCAAGCTCGGCGGCGCTGCCGCCAAGATGAACAACTCGCTCGGATCGATCTGGGAAAGAGCCGAAGCCGGCTTCGGCTCAATGTTCGCCGGCCTGGACCTTGAGCCGTGGCTCCAGGGGCTGTCCGATATCGTGGGCTTGCTCGACAGCTCAAGCGAGAGCGGCAAGGCATTGCGGGCTATCGCAGAGATCGCTCTCCAGCCGCTTCTCGACTTCCTCGGTCCGGGCGCTGGCGTCGTCAGCTTCCTGGAGGATCTCGTGATCGGAACGCTGCTGGTCGCCATCGGCATGATCCGAGCAAAGAACGCGGTTGTGGCGTTCGCGGTGGGCGCTGGCGCGGCAATCAAAGGCGTCGCGACTGGGGTTTCGGACCTCGGGTCGGCCATCATTGATGGTCTCGTCGCAGGCATCGCGGCAGGCGCGGCCAAGGTCGCGAAGGCGCTGACTGGGGTGGTCGATGGCGCGATCGAATCCGCAAAGGAGCAGCTTGGCATTGAGTCGCCGTCGAAGGTCTTCGCCGAGATGGGGCGGCAGACAATGGCAGGGTACGAGCAAGGCGTTGAGAGTTCGGCGCCTGGAGCGGCGGTCGCTGTGAGGTCCGCCATGACGACTGCCGCGGATGCAGGCGCAGCTTCGGCTGGCTCTCCCGGGACCGGCGGCACAACGCTGGTGGCAAACGTCACCATTAATGGCAGCGGCGACGATCCGGCGTTTCTCTCTCGCGTCCATGCCGCTGTCGTGCAGGCACTGCGCGACGCCGCTACCATGGTCGGCGAGCCGGTGCGGGGTGCCGCGTGAACCCTCTCACGAACCCCGCCGCATACAACACGATCCGCGTGGGCGGTCGTCTGTGGTCGTCCAAGGTAATAGTCAGCGGCGCTGCGGCGCTCTACAAATGGGAGAAGATCGCGGGACAGGGCACGGACGGCGCGACGTCCAAATTTGGCGGCGTCGAGCTGTGCGACGTACAAATCAAGTTTCTCTGCTGGCTGCCTGCGCATTTCGATCAATTCGAGAGCGAATTTCGGCCGCTGTTCCAAACTGCCCCGAAGGGCAAGAAGCCAGTGGCGCTCGAGGTCGATTCGCCCGAGCTAGTGAAGCTTGGGATCCGTCGCGTCGTGGTCACCAAGGTCGGCATGCTGGAGGCGGAGGGCAGCGATGGGCTGTACTCGTACCCCGTGGATTGCTCGCAGTTCAAGCCGCCTAAGCCCGTCCAGGTGCTAAAGGCCAAAGGCGCGGATGGCGGTCCTGACGACCCCAGTACGCAGCTGAGCCCGAAGCAGGCGATGATCAAGGAGCTGACGAAGCTGGTCAAGGAAGAGGCTGCGAAGTGACGACGCACCTTTGCACCGTCCAGGGCCTACCGTGCGCCTCTGCGCGCGTCCTGCTGCCGTTTGGTGGCGTCTGGCTCGCTCAGCTCGGGCTCGTCGACCCGAAGCCCGTAAGCGGCTCTGTGGTGGTCGCGTTGGGCGGCCTAGAGCTGCGCGGGACCGTCGACCCGAGCGGCGATGGCACCTTTGCTGGTCACCAGTCGATCACGGTCCGTGGCGGTGGCGGCGGCTGGGGGAAGGCGCTCACGGCGAAGGCGTACCACAATGACGGCGGCATCACGCGAGGTCGCCTCGCACGCGAGGCTGGGCGCGAGGTCGGCGAGGTCGTCACGGTCGACACGACGCTCGACACTTCGGTGGGCGTCGACTGGGAGCGCGAGGCCGCCCCGGCGTCCAGGCTGCTCTCCCTGCTCTTCCCGAGCGCGACCTGGTGGGTAGGCACCGATGGGGTGACGCGCGTCGGCACGCGGCCGTCGTTCGACGCCACGGGTGTTCGCGTCATCCATTTCGATCCGGATCGTCGCGCATTCGAGCTTCGGTTCGAGGGCGTCGACGTCTCGCAGGTCCTGCCCGGGGCTCGGGTGGCTGACTCGGTCCGGTTCACGCCTGGCCTCACCGTCGGCGACGTCGAGGTCTACTACGACAAGGAAGGCCTGCGCGCCTTCGCGTTGGAGGGCACAGCGCGGAACGCGATCGCTGACGCATTACGCGCGCTCGCCAGCGCTGCAGATCCGGCGCGGGCCTACCACGGGATCTACCGGTACCGCGTGTACAGTAGGGATGGCGACCGCGTGAATTTGCAGGTCGTCAACAAGGAACTGCGGTTGCCAGACGCGCTACCCGTCGGCATGGCGCCCGGCGTGGCCGGCGCGTTCTCCACGCTACGCCCGGGCGCAGTGGTGCTCGTTCAGTTCGTCGACGGAGACCCCGCGCAGCCGATCATCGTCGGCTTCACGCGCAAGGAGGAGCCTGGATTTGTCCCGATCGAGACGTGGATTGACGCTGACCTAGTCAAGCTTGGCGGCGGCTCTGATTGGGTGACGCTAGACACGCTCGTGAGGTCACGCATTCAGCAGCTCGCCATTGCGATCCTCAACTCGGCACCGGTCCCGAATGACGGCGGCGCCGCGATCCAGACCGCGGCAAAGGGCATCCTGACTGGCATCTCCGGCTGGTCGATGGCGCTCGAACCGCCCTCGATGGGTGCCACGAAAGTGAAGGCGACATGACGACCGTAGCTCCTGACTTTGGCCTTGATCTCGCTTGCGTCGAGGACCTGGACCCCGCAGGCCGCGAGGTGTCCGGATTCGTCATGATGATCCAGTGGGCGTTTCGCGTGCTCGACACGCAGCCCGGCTCCTTGGTCGATGACGAAGACGGGGTGTTTGGATTTGGACTGCGCGATCTGATCTCGAAAGGGATCACGCAGGATGACATCGACGGAATACCGGGACGGCTGGCCGCGGCGTACGAGCAGGACGAACGCATCGTGAAGGGCAGCGTCAAGGCGCGCGTGACGTTCAAGGATGGTCTCATGCGCTGTGAGATCCGGATGTCTACCGGCGCAGGACCTTTCTCGCTGGTCGTCAACGCGAGCCAAGCAGACGTCGCGTTCGTGAGATCTGAGGCCACATGATTTCGTTGCTCGAATTGGTCAAGGCGCTCACGTCGGACGAGCTTCGCGCCACGCTCCTGAGCATATTGACCACGCTCGGATTCCCTGTGTCGAGCTGGCATCTAGGCTCGGTCATCCGCGCGATGGTATCGCTGTTCGCGGCGGTGCTGTCGCCATTCACTGATCTACAGGTGCAGATCGCGCGGAGCGGATTCCTCGACTGGGCCGAGGCACTCTGGCTCGACCTGCTCGCTGAGCAGGTCTTTGACACTCCGCGGATCAAAGCGACATTCGCGGTTGGCTCTGTCACTCTGTCCAACGCCGGTGGCGGCAGCTTCCCGTTCCTCGCACAGGCATTCAGGGTGTTCAACCCGACGACAAAGAAGGTGTACCGAAACACCGGGCCCTTCACGCTGAACCCACTCCAGGTCGGGCTGATCGTGCCGGTCGAGGCGATAGAGGAGGGGTCGGCCAGCACGTCGAGCGCTGGGACAATCACCTCCATCGAGACTGTACTGATTGGCGTCACCGTCATCAACGACGCGGCAGTGGTCGGCTTCGATGCGGAGACTGACGTCGCTCTGCGGCTGCGCTGTCGGCTCAAGTTCGCGTCTCTGTCGCCCGCTGGCGCGAGGGACGCGTACGAGTATCTCGCGCTGACATTCGCCCTGAATGGGGGCGTCACGATTACGAGGACCAGTGGAATATTCGATTCAGCCACAGGCCAGAGCACTCTGTACGTCGCAGGCCCAAGCGGGCCAGTGTCGGCGCCCAATGTAGCGTTGATCCAAGCGCAGATCGATCGTCTCGTGGCTCCGATCGGATTCGACTGCACCGTCGCAAGCGCGGTCGCGAAGAACGTCACAATCACATCCCAGGTCTGGGTCTATACGTCGCAGAATTTGTTGAGCGGCGATGTCCAGGCGGCGGTGGCGTCCCAGCTCGCCAGCTGGGCGGCGGCACTGCCGATTGGCGGCGACTTCACCAGCCCGGGCGCCGGCTTCGTGTTCGTCAACACGTTGGTGGCGCAAATTCTGAAGGCGGTTACCGTGCCCGGAGCTGGGCAGCAGATTCACCAGGTGGGGATGTTTACTCCCCTCACTGATACTGCCATCGCGGCGAGTGAAGTCGTCGTTTTGGTCGGTGGCGCAACCGTCGTCAATCAGGTGACAGGATGACTATCGGGATGCGCGATCTGATCCGCGAACTGTCCCCCGCGTGGCTACGGCGGACGTGGGGCGAGCGCTTCACGTATGCCCATGGTCTTGCGCTCGATGGCGTCCTCGAGTGGGCGATCCAGGGCGTGAAGGCGCGCTTCCCGAGCAAGGCGCCAGAGGAGGCGCTGCCGCTCCTCGGCAAAGACCGCGGCATCCTCCGCGGATTCAACGAGCCCGCGGCAAGCTACCGCAGGCGGCTTGCTCGATGGATGACGGACAGGCGACGGACCGGCACTCCATTTGCCATGCTCGAACAGGTCCGCGCGTACTTTACCGGAGCTTCGGTTGGCCTGCGCATCGTGAACGACCGCGGGACATGGCACACGATAGATGCAGCCGGGGCTCAGGTCGTTGACCGTCTCAAGGGCAACTGGGACTGGGACGGGGCATTCCCTCTAATGGCAAGGACGCGCTACTGGGCGATCGTGACTCCGATGCCGTCGCTATGGGTCACTGAGGGTGTCTGGGGCGCAGCCGGCGCAGTCTGGGGCGACGATGGCCTTGGCTTGGGGTTCACAGCTACGCTCGACCAGATCGCGAGTCTGCGTCAGCTAGTGTGTGGCAACCGCGGCGGATGGAAGCCGGCAGGCACGCTGTGCCCGTTTATCATCATTGAGTTTGACGCCGTATTTACCCCGTCCGACTCGCCACCAGGCGTGGCCAACGGCAAGTGGAAAAATTGGGGCATCGACGTGGCTGGGACCTACTCGCCGGCGCGTAATCAAGAGTGTCGATACATCTCTGGGAGAGCCACATCATGAGCAGCCCTTACGCTGGTAATCCAGCACTATTCCCGGCGACGTATTTGATCCCCTCCGACGGCGATCCCCGCAACGCGGTCAGCGTCAACGTCGCGTTCGAGGCGCTTGGCGATCGAACTGCCTACCTCCAGGCGCTCAATAGCCCAGCGACGCTCACGCGTCAGATGCGCCACGCCGAATACCTTTCCGACTGGACACGTATTTGTGACTCTGCCGCTGTATCCGGCTGGCAGTGCACACACCTCGCCGATGCGGCTGGCGTCAAGGTCATTTTTTTTCCGGTCGAGGTCCCGCAGGGTTCCACGATCATCCAGGTACAGGTCACGGTGAGCCCCGGCGGATCC